GGGTAGAGGCCCCCGCAGAATTATTAATTTCCCCATTGAACAGTCTATTACTGTAACAATAAGTGCTTTATCAAATAGTGCAGGAGCACATATTGAATTGTGTTTATGGGCGGGGTATTTATTCATCTTCATTCATTTTATGTCCTTCTCTATCTGTTACATATGCACCATGCCATCTACATGCAATAGCAAATGCATCAATCTTATATCTAGTTGTTCCTAGTATTTCACCGTTGCGGCGATAAATTATGTAGCTTGTGTGCTTATCCATTATGTTGTCCTTTCTTCGTCGCAATTAACACATACGTATGTTGTGTGGCGTGTCATTGGTGTGGGGTTGTCGTTGTATTCGATGTTTGCGAGTTGCCATTGGTGTGGTTGGAATACATCACACATTTCATTTCACAATCTCACCATTGAGGTAAATGAATGTGCGGTTATTGTCATCAATAATTGTCAGTCCCTCTTCATAACCCCAGCTTTCATTTTCTATGTAGTCGATTGCATCGCCAGTGTATTTAAATGCCGCAATGGCTTCACCATTGTGATAAATCTTGTTGTTAAGCATGATATTACCTCTCATTCCATGACAACAAAACGCATGTACGTTAGTCGCCTATAAAGTGTCTGCCGTGTGTCGTGATAAATGACACGCTCGATTGGGATATTGAATTGTGTGGCAATTGCTTTTGTGATTGTGTCGGGGTCGATCCTGTCTACTGTGAGTTTGAATAGTGTTTCGTCGTCTTTTTGGATTAGTAGGTTTGCGTATGTGCCGTTCCATGTCATGACGGCGATTAGCCATTCCATTAGTGAATTCCGTTGTAGAGGCTTTCATCGGTAATAACGTTTCCGACAAGCTCACCGAATTCTTTATTGTCATTAACAATGATGCTAATGAAACGGTGACCATTAAACACATCATACACACCGCCCCCGGTGTAGTGCGATTGTGTGCAAGTCAAATGCATGATGCCCTGAATGATCCGGGTGTTGTAATAACCGAGTGTATTAGCCTGTAGAACCGCGCCTACACGCTGGGATGTGGTGCGCGTGTGGTAGCCAGCGTTAGAAACGCTTACAACGCGCTTATGGCCGGTTGCGCCGCTTTCGTCGATTACGGCAATGAGGCTGTTGTGGTGATAAATGCCGCATTTGGTTTTGTCGCCGTTCCACTCGATTGTGGTTGCGTATGCGATTGTTGCACCGTGCTTGAATCGCTTAAGCGTGGCAATGTTCATTGTGGGAAGTTTGAGGTTTGACATTGTGGTTATTCCTTTTCAGTGTCGATGTTGCAATTCATATCTACACATTCCATGCAGATAATGTCAGGGTCGATTTCGTGTAGTTGTGCGTTGCAACAGATACAGAATCCGTCGCCCTTCCATTGGTCAAATGTAATGTCAGCCATTGTACAGTCCAAAGTTTTTCGCGAGAACCATACGCGGGATATCTTCACCCTGATAACGTACAGTTACAAAGTCGGTTCCACGGTCAGTGTGATTGCCAAGAATGATAGCACGCTTGCCGCTCACATTAGAGGTAAAGATTTCGCCTCTGTCAACGATGCGCTTGGTTGCGATTTCTTTAAGCATGGCCGGAGTTCCAATCTGTCAAGCTATCAACTTACTTTCTACCTATATCTAATCATCATTCGCTACCACTGTCAAGCGATTTCGTCAATAACTTATCCACAGATTTATCCACAGCCTGTTAGTGAATTGTGGAGAACTATCCACAGGGTTATCCACAGCCCTGTGTATAACTTCGCGCGTACAACTTTTCTGCTAATGCGCGCGGCCCAATAAAATCTCATCCTAATTTCGGTTTTGCTCTTTTATTATTTTGACTTTTGTGTGCATGAAAATAAGGTGGGGGTCTTTATTTTAGACCCCCACCTTTGATTTTGTGTTTCAGGATTTTCCCCATCTAGCTCTGATCGATTGTGCGCTTCTTGAGCTTAGCATTAACTCGGTAAATGATGCCACCAGCATTAATGATTTCATTAATAAGTGGTACTAGCTCATCCTTAGTCACAATTTCCCGGTGAACTTGAATGCCGGTTTTAGGTAGCCACCATTGAACTACATAATCCATAGCTTATCCTCCGAACATTGCGGCAAACAACGTGCCAATCAAGAATCCTGCTCCGAATCGTCTCGTATTGCTGTCACGCCATACCTTTCGTTCAGAAATCGCTTGGCGCTTTCGCGTTGGGAAATTGTTGGAATCTGTCCAATAGGCGAGGGCTCTGTCTCTACAAGCGATCCCGCCGGGTGATTCATCATGCATTTCTGTCGCTCCCTTACTTGTCGTTCGACTTTTGCTGCTCCTGCTACCATCATCCAGAAGAATGCAATGATGAGTAGGTAACAAATGATGAGGCTAACGATGTGCATTGTCCGCGCTCCTAACGATATTGATTGCTTTAATGATGTAATTGCACATCATTGTAATGGCTTGTGCAATCAATGCAAATCCGATTATAACCAGCCACCATTGTACTGAAAATATTTGTGGCATGACTTCAAATCCATTTAGGAGAAAGTATACCCCAATTGTAAGAAGGTAAATCATTATCGCACCCACTTATCCCACGCTTCAACCGTCAATGGCAGTGTAGCTGCTCCAACAATCATTCCGCCTATTACAGCAAGATATGTTGGTAGCTGCAACCAAAGAACAATGAGTGCAACTGTAAAACTTCCGCCAAAGAAGAATACGATTGCTCCAAGAATAATAAGAAATTTTGCCATGATGCCCGATCCTTTCGTTTGCCCGATAATCACAAACTATCATGGGCCGGGTGCTGTTGTCAACACCCGGCCCAAAATTAAATTTAACGGCCTACAGCATCTAGACCGTCAACAACATACAACGGCTGTGGGCCCTGACGCTCAAAGACTGTCTTATCTTCTCTAATGCGATCAAGTTGCCAACCATTACGAATAGGCCAGTACGTGCCAAGATCGTATCGAATAAGCACCCATCGACCATCAACCTGCGGATCAAGCTGCAATAGAATTGGGTTCATGATTTCCTCTTTCGTTAGTGATTCAACAGGAGATTGCTGATTATTACCGCCTCCTGACGGGGAGCCTTGACCTACAACTTTGTCTTCATCAAAATATACCCATACACCCTCATATGTGTGTGCGCCTTCACCTTCAACCACTTCAAGATGTAGATGTGGCCCGGTACTGCGAGAACCTGTGCTTCCAACAAGTCCTAGATATCCACCGTTAGCAATGCGCGCATTTGTTTTTGGTCGTGTTGCATTTACAGGCTGATGACAGTATAGAAATTCTGCGTCAATACCGTCATATTCAACAATTACACCCCATCCTGCACGCTCATTTACACGACCAGAGTAAACAACTCGACCTTCCGCCGATGCAAGAATCGGTTGGTTAGTTGGCTGACCAAAGTCAACCCCACTATGACCTTCATACGTGCTCGGATTATTAAATGGCATTGCAAGTTTTGGCATTATGCAATCCTTTGTTTAACCAAATCAATGCCTTCAGCAATGTCAAACAGTGTTGACTGTGGCACTTCTTCACGACCATAAAGCGTAACTTCTACCAGCTTTGTTCGTGACGGTTCCCATGCCAGTAAAGTTGCACCTTCCTCGGTGAGTAGATAACGAGTAGAACCGCTATCCATACGTTTGCCCACAATGCCACGATTAGTAGTCGTGAGGCCACGGTCCTTTTTGAACGTGACACTAATGTCGTCTCCAATCTCCACCAATGATGGATCAATCCTACGGGGCTGTTTGATTGGAATAGTTGCCATGATTAGTTTTTCTTGAAATATCCGCCGATGAATGCGAGCCCTGCCGTAAGTACAACGCCTATGGCAAGTTCGACATTTGACGGAATATCAATCTGTGCAGTTGCTTCTACTGCCCATGTAATAATTTCACCGATAGCTGAACCGACACCCGCTCCTACAGTTGCCGCAACCACCTTGGGCTGTGGGGTTTTGCTAGGCACGGTTGGCTTGTTGAGATTGTCGTAGATTGGTGTTTCAGTCATCATGTTCCTAGTCTATCAAGAATTTCAAAGAATGCTAAGAGTCCCGCTACAGCGAATGCTGCAATACTTGTCCACGGCACTCTTTTTGATTTAATTTCTGCCCACACTTCCGCTACAGCTTTTGCGGCATTTGCTTCTACTTGTGTTATGTCTGCGCGTACTTCGACAAACATTTGATCTACATAGCGGTTGCGTTGTTCCCATGAAGTGTGGGGGACGTTTCCTTGTAAGGCTCTTTCAATACGTTCTACACCTTCCTTAATGTGTGCCACTTCTGTTGTAATCACGGCTAATGCTACGTGCTCGCTAACAGGTTTCGGCGCTCCACCATTCGATGCGTTCATCGTTTAAATATCTCCAAAAATGCGTTGCGCGTTGGAGCCCGATCAAACCTTACTCTATCATGCCTGAACGCTGTTCGCAACATTGCCAATGGCTTATCTGCGAACGTCATTAGAGTTTTCTTTTCGCTCATCCTTTCCGGTTCGAGAGTAACAATTGTTTCATCTTTTGGACGCTTATCCTGGCAAAAGTATTTGTCAGCTACCATATCATACCAAACACTAAATACGCCACTTGCAGTTTCAAGTGTGAACATGTAACGGGCACGACTAGTCTTTTCATCAATTAGACTTGTGTGGTTGTCACCAAATTGATTGCCGACAGCGTAGTCTGCATACTCGGTGCCTTGAATGAACTTGCCGAATTGTGTTTTGTATACTTCATTCTCGAATTCTTTACTATCAATGAAGTGGCAGATCATGAAGCCGTCGGTATCAATCTTCAGGAAGCCGTTATTATCAGCCTGTCCCGGCTCGATCTTATAATAGATGAAGTACGGATTAGTAACAGCTACACTGTTGGCTAGGAAGTAGACACGCGTCTTATCTTTGTACCTGTCTACAGTGCTGAAGAAGTTGTTAAAGATGATTGCTTCATTAGGCAGATAGTGTGTTGCGCTTTTCTCGATAATAAACTCATCGAAGATGATGGTTTTGACTAGCTCGAAGTTTACAGATTTGTACGATTGCGCCTGTGATAGTGCGACAAAGAATCCGATGGTTTTCCATTCACGCTTTTTCTTGTCGCGTTGACTGGCGGGGGACATTTGCGCTGTGCGTCCCTGTGTACGAAAATCCCAATCCTCGAAAACATGCTGAAAGTCACTGAAGAATGTTTCCTTTGCTAGTTGCAATTCTTCACGATAACGCCGTACATAGATGAATTGCTCACCACGCCTAATTGCATCTCTTACAGCTTTAACCTTTTTCCCGTATGTTTTACCAATTCCACGACCACCTACAGCCATGTTATAACGCGCATTATAGGAGTCGAGTTTAGCGAAGCTGTAGTATTTGGTGATTTTGCCAGGTCGCTTTGTGGCAATATTCGTAACGTTGCTCATGAGATAATCCAAGTCCCGTCCCCGTATGCAGTGAAGAAATCTCTAGGGTTAATTGCTGTGCGTGGACTGCTGTATGACGGATTATTGTTATCCCATCGCAGGTTTCCGCCTGGTGGCACCCGGTGTATTTCAAGGTGAAGGTGTGAGCCAAAGCTACTACCAGTGTTGTTCACTTGTCCAATGGTTTGAGCTTTCGTTACCGGATCACCTACACCCAATGGTGAAACGCTAACCATGTGCCCATGTAGAGAGTACCATACGAATCCGTCAAACTCGCCATGATTGACGATGATGCAGTTACCGAACGCACCAAAATATTGCGACAGGTGTACTGTGCCGTCGCCAATTGCGGGAATCGGTGTGCCGTACAATGCGGGACCGCCAGAGAAGTCAATTCCCTCATGGAATCGTCCATTACGCGGACCATACTCTGACGTAACCCAATGAAGCCATGTAGGCTCGTAAGGCCACGAGAAGTCGCCTTCACCCGGATCAGGACCGGGACCGGGGCCATAATCGCCAGTGAGCATCCAATCGCCGTTAGGCAGAGGAACGGCAAGCAATTTAGTCTGTGTCGTATTGAGTACTAGACAATTGCCGTAGGGCTCTAGTTTCAAATCGCCAGCCGTGGCATTAATCCATACGCCTGCCGGTGTGGGATGAAAGACAAGGCGAGTACCCTGCACGTTCAAGCACAGGGTGTCGCCTTGTCTTTCAATAAGAAGTCCCATTTAACGAATAATGTTGTTAGCTCGAAGAACCGAGTATAGTTGATTAAGTCTAGTTTCCAAACTTGTTACGGTGCCTCCGGTACTGTCCGAAATAGCAGGGTAGTTCGTAGGGGGTGTTACTACACTCCCCAATGCGCCAGAAAATTTGTTCCCTCGAAACATCTTGGCGTCTCCGGCAACACCACGATAGCCGTATTGAGTTGCATCTACACCCTCATTATCGGTGAAAATTAGTTCACTAATTGCACCTGTAAGCACATAGTATGCATATCGCATTTTACCATTAGGCGATCTAACCTTATTTGACATGACTGTAGTATCTAGCACTGTTGAAAAACTAATACCATTATTCGCCGCAATGTCATCTGCGGAGCCCACATTTTTTACATTATTACCCATCACTTTATTACCCGTTCCACCAACTAGATGAATTCCCGTTCGAGCAACGTTTTCAATATCATTATTAATAATTTGATTATATGATGCACCATTACTACGAATGCCATAGTTGGTGTTACTAATATGATTTGCTACAAGTGTAATGCCTTGAACATAGGCACCATCTAGTACAATTCCGTCACCTGTAGAACCGTCAATCGTATTAGATGTGACCGAAATTTTAGTAACCAAAACTGCTACTGTAGATGCAAACAAAATGCCATGAACACCAACATTTTTGAATGTATTGGCTGTAATAGAAATATCGGTGCTAACTACTGCTGCACCTGTTTCAGTAATTTGAATTTTCATGCCTTGTAGAGCAATATCTACTACCAAATTATTAGAAATAACCCCTTCAGCAATTGCACGGAAATACATTCCATGCTGTCCTACAATATCATGAATGTAATTTCCAATTACTCTAAACTTATTTGCACTATGGCCTGTTACAATTCCTTGTGTCCAGTCGAATATTTCATTTTCAATAGCATTCCAATTCTGCAAACCATCCATAATTACAATTCCCGCACCATAATTGTAAGTGGTATTTAGGATGTAATCACTACCCGGTCCACCAAGCTTATTTCGTTGAATAGTGATATCGGTGCAAGTTCCCGCAGCATATACACCTGCGCCTGCAAAATTTCTAAAATCGCAAAAATCAACAATCACATCATTTGTTTCGCCTGCACAATATACTGCTGCTGCACGATAAACATTGGAACTGTTTACATAATCAGACTGCTTTCCAAATGCTTTAACATGCGTAATGTGAACATTAGTCACATTATTAAGTCTAAAAATACTTTGCAGATTAGATATTTGTGTAATTGTCGCATTACTACCGTCAATCGTCATATTTGACGGAACAGTTAGCTCACCAGCAATAATGTAGTCGCCCCGTAATGCTAGCGACATTCCATTACTTGCTGCTGTATCAATAGCAGTCTGCAATTCAGTTAGCTGATTCGCCCCTGTTGCTCTAGGAGCCAAATATGCAAGTGTGTAAATATCGTCAGTAACAAGTCGTGTATTAGAATCAGGAATATTCATAATTCCTGCCATTACTGGATCTTGCAACTGAATACCATCATTAATAACAATTTCCACAGCTTCATTCATCTGTGGCACAAGGCTATTATTAGCCCAATAAACTAGACCTGCCAGCTTATCAAGATAAGTGCGACCATCACGGTATGTAAATGGTGTGATATTCGGAACCGGACCAATTTCCGGCGAGAACGGGGGAATAAGTTCGGGAATACTCATTTTAACCTGCCTGATAAGTGATAGTGCCGACAGCGCGCGTCGTCAACGCGTCACCATTATTAAATCTAACTAGACCTGCCGGGTTTACGTAAATCAGCCCCATATCAATAGGTGTCAACGTTGCCGACGCAACCACCGGTGCCTGTGTAGGCCGATACTCTGCGGGAATGAAAACAAGATCGGCAGTCAAATCCGTATCAGCTTCAGGCATGGACCCTGCCGCGCCTGTCACGTCAACGGCAATAGATACCGTGTCACCAACAGCACGATACCGTACAAAGCCGGTAAACGCTGCATCAATCGTAAGATCAACCCAGCCGGTATCAACAGCCGGTGCCGCATAAAGACTGTCCAGCAATGCGCGAGTGTCAGTGTCAGTATCCGTAATTACAGCATCAATAACGGGATCAGCGAATGCAACAGTTTGCACGGTTGCAATCTCGGCGGCAATCGCCGCATCCTGATCGGCAAGCTGTGCAGAGATTGCTGTGTTCTGAGTAGCTAGCTGATCGGCAATATCTGCATCTTGTGTCGCAAGCTGATTAGTAACAGCCGTATTTTGCGCGTCAAGCTGATTAGTGACGGCAGTGTTCTGATCGGCAAGCTGATCGGCAATCGCAATATCTTGCGCCGCAAGCTGATTGGTAATTGCCGTGTTCTGTGCATCCAACTGTGCTGTTACAGCGGCATCCTGATCGGCAAGTTGCTGTGTAACGTCGGCATTCTGCTGTTCAAGCTGCTCAGTTACGGCAGCATCCTGTGCGGCAAGCTGCGTATTAACTTCTGCAATGAGGATATTTACCTGTTCCTCAAATGCTAGTGCCAATGCTTCCCATGCCTCATTGGTGTTAGGAATAACAACACGATTGAGGTATTTAATCAAGTCCTCAATTTTGCGAAGATAGTTACGACCATCACGATAGTTAAAAGGCGTAATATTTGGTGTTGGACCAAATGGCGGAATATACGGCGGCAAAGGTGTGATTGGCATTAGTAGCCCCATCCATACGGGTAGTGTTGACGAGTGTAAGTGTCACCATTGTTAAGTACTTGCATGAAGCAATCATTAAGCTCATCAAGAATCATCGTGTCAATGTTCAAGAGACTGTTGCGGAACTTAACGACAAGATCAGATGCCGCACCCTGATAGCCGGTAACAAGCGTGTCCGAATCTGACTCGGTGTTATTCGTGGAATCAGACGTTTGATTAGATTGCGATCCTACTTCGCTTTGACTGTTACTGTCAGTTGCGCCAGATGCGTAATCCGCATTCTGTGCGAGCATCGTTTGAGGGGTGTCAGAGTTGACAACTCGTGCTTTGGAATCGGTGTCACTTGTCGAGACATTCTCTGCTATAGCGTTCTCTACACCTACAAGTGTTGACGCGTTCACACTGTGAATGCTCATCGTGTCTAGCGCGCTATATCCAAGCTGCTCAGTTTCATACAACTTATTATAAAATGGCATGATTTCATTCATCTTGCGACGAATGATGAGTCGCCAATCATCAATAGTTTCCGTGCAAATTTCACGATTCCAATAACGGTCAAGAATCTTGCCGTTAAGCACCTTACGATAATTAGCGTCAAAAATCGGGTAGCCGCCGATTCCTAGCTTTGTGCCGTTGTCTGCCAGTACCGGCAATTCTCCATATATAACGTCACCGAAAGTCACAGACTCGTAAGTCTGCTCGTAATCTTCCGGGTCCATTGTGGTGCCGTACATGAATTCAATTACTGTTTTCAGCTCCAGCGTGAACGTTGCCATTTTCCTCCCCTCCTGCCGGGTTTGTATTCTGCTCCATTGCTTCGGCCTGTTGTTCAACTTCTACATTGAAATCAACCTTAATTTTCGTGCCAAAGACCTTGTTGATTTGGTCTGCGGCATAACGTCGAGCATTGAGACTCACATAACGCATTGAGTCTGTCTGAGAATCGTTAGCTCCAACTTCAGCGGCAACAAGCCTTTCTTTCTTTTCCTGATTAGCGTTATCAATGCCAAGAAGATTCATGCACTCATTCCATACACGAGTACGATGCACCCCCAGCTTGTCATATGAGTCAGGAAGAATGCCAAGATCAATGGCATCAATGACGTTCATATCTGCGAATGAATCACTTACTTGAATTGCTTCAACACCCTCATCAATCTGTCGATTCATGTTTACAATCGAAAGTTGAGTGTTAGGCGTTGTGCGAAGTACCTTGTTACGTCGTGCATTTTTGGTGTTGATTTCTAGCGTGCGATCAATGGTCGCAAGTCGCGTCGAGTAAATACGGATAACATCAATCTCAGGATACCGAAAATAATTAGGCCACATTCCAATAGCCTTACGCTTGACTTCATCATCCTCATATTTTACTGCGGGCTGATACGCGCCAAGAGTCTTATTCTTAAACAGTGCCGGTGCAAGCTCATTATCAGGTTGCATTGTCGAACCTGGCCCGATCACTGTAAAGCTCACAGGATTGTCCAGCATGTTTACTGTGCCGACACCACTGCCTCGCACGGCAAGTAGCTTGTCATAATCATCATCCCAATACCATACGGCAAGACCGTTAAGCAAGAGACACATTTCCAAGAATCGAGGATCAATTGACTCCGGCAATCCTTCCCATTTGAATCTGTTTACGGCAAGTTCGCTGATATTACGTTCCAACATTGTTGCAATTGCACGTTCACGATTCGCTGACGGATTAGTATTAAACCTACCGTCATAGCCGAAAAGATGTGTATTGTAAAACGAGTCTGCGCCACCACCACGCTTAATGCTGCTCATTAGTAGCTAATCCCTCCAAGTGGCGCATTATCCGCCCAATCAATAACACCAATATCTGCAGGATTTGTCCACACTGTAACACCCTTTTCAAGTACACCGCGCACGGTTTGCTTATGACCTTCAGGAATTGCCGATGCGCTAATATAAGTTTCACTCATCTTCCAATAAGTAAACTTGCTCATTACACGAAGATTTGCGGGCGGCACAATGGACGCACGAATCGCGTAACCATAACGTAGCCAGAATTCACCAATCGTACGAATAGCGGCGTTATCAATCAGCTTCCATCGAAGCGAGACCTTCAAACCACCATTCACAATGTTAATAGTCTCGCCACCTGTTTGACCTGCCGTTGTAGGCTGAATCAAATTAGCGTCCTGCACCTTAGCATTCAGCGCACCCTGTGTAATAGCGTAATCGCCGCGTGCGGCCCAATCAGCAAGACCTTTATTCGTATCGCGTACAAGCTGCTGCTGCTGATTCTGCGTAATCGCAGACTGTGCTGCGGCACGACTACGCACTGCAAGCGACTCATCATTAGCTGCGGCATTAATACCGCTACTAATGAGATTGCCAACACCCTGCACAGTGCCACCTACAGCGCCCGCTGCGGCACCTACGCCACCAAACACCGCGCCGCCACCGGCCCCACCTGCAACGCCCGTTGCGGCGCTTACAATTGCGTTCGCTACGTTTGTACGGTTTGCATTTGCGGTTTGTGCAATATCAGCATTTACACCGATACCAGACATTGACATTGCAGTATGCATTGCGCCTGTAGCAACGTCATACTGACCTTGCGCCATTCCTAGTGCGCGCTGTTGTGACCAATCGGCCGACTTGTATTGATTAGCAATTGCATGCGTGTTAGCGGCGAGATAGGAAATTGCGCCATTGTTCACGATTGCCATAGATGGGAAATTTGCAATCTGTGTAACAAGATCAAGATAGTCACCAAAATCATCACCCTGCAAAGATGCAAGATAACTGTTCTGATCGATCGGCTCCGGCCACAGCTGCTCATACACATTCAAATGTGCAGAATGCGTATTATAATAACGCGGCATAAACTCTACCCGCTGACTAGGCGGAACAAGAGATACCCGTTCCATAATTTGAGCGTTAGGATCATTCCACGACTCAGGTTTTAGAACAACCGGCGACCCATGAAATGTCGTCATTTCAATCGCTGTATAAGGGAAAACCTTAAACTTATTTAGATGACGGTACCGCTCAGGAATCTTATTAACATAATCAGCGTGTGTTCTCCACCCTGAAAACAAGTTGTGTCTATGATTCTGTGGCGGCAATGTAGGTGCCGCTGCCGGAAGTGGGAATGCCCCATAAACAAAATCAGGATGATAGCGGCTGATCTTAGGAATCATTGTAATAGACATGATTCCTTGAGTAACCCAAGGCTTATCTTTCATGCTGCTAAGATATGCCGCAAAAGATTGAGCATCAAACACATACACATTTGCACCATGAAAGGTGCCCTGAAACGATGAGCCACTAGCGGCAACAAGTGTAGGATTTTCTACAGTGCCGGGATCGGCTAGAAGATCAGTGCTAGAAAATACAAGAATGTCATAACCACCATAACGAAACTGTGTAGCAAACGGTGTCGGTGACATAATCCAATTTTCACGAGTGGCAACAACGTTGTATTCTCCACCAACGTCAAGCCCTTCAGGAACCGTAAGATAGTCACGACCGTAGTTGTTAAAGTTATTAGTATTAGCAATGCCAATATGGCCGCGCTCAACATAGCAACGACCGATTGTCACGTCATAAATGTATGTCTGCCATACATCAAGCTGAACGACAATCTCGGTAACGCCAGGGTTTACATAGCGTGCATCGAGAATGAAGTAATAGTAATTCTTCTGTATGTCGTCGCCTGGAATTGGCTGAACTGGATTTGATACTCGAATATAGTTGTATCGAATAGCTCGGTTATGTGGAATATTAATCTTTACCGGCTCATTCGGTTTCACGTATGAAACGGACGTAATACGAATACCGGCAGGCTCAAGCGAATCAATATACGTGTCAAGTGCTGTTTTATTATTAAAACGTACAACGTCCCTATAGTCATTATTCCAGGGAACGTTTACAAGATCAATTTGGGTTCCGGCAGTCCAGACAGAATAGTCAAAGCCGTACCCAAAATTATAATCCGTATTAGCCGGATCAGTGATAGATGCCATTTAATAGATCCTTTCAGGACTCTATATGAGTGTGTGGGGAGCGATCCTTGCGGCATCGCTCCCCACACTATGCAAGGGTTACGGTGTGGGCGTAAACGTCCACGTAGTGTCGGCACCGGCTGCGATTTCATAGCCGGTACGGGCCACGGCATCGAAGTCGGTTTCAACTGCGATGTTATGAACAGTCCCGTTATTGACGTTCACACCTTCCTTACGATACTGAACGCCGACAATTGACGGAATCGTCACGTTGTCGTCCTCATCCATCGTAAGCTCGGCGGGCGTCACTTCTTCCGTGCCATCGTTGTCGGCGTCGTTAATCTCGTGCGGGTGAGGCCAGAGAACAACACCGTCCCCAACAATGGTGCGAGTAGTGGACTCGGTGTACTGCGGCACGTCATCACTGTCTACTGCCGTAGCAATAATGGTGAGCGTGTCGGCAAGCTCATCGGGACCAATGTAGAGCGCACCGTTGTTAGTAACGCGCGTGAACGACGACGTAGCACCGTCCAGCGACAGACGAACCGCTGCGGGGCCGCCCACAGGAGTAGTCTCACCTTCCACAATAACATTGTAGATTTCGCCACGAGACAGGTTGGTCGGTGCCGCAACACCTTCCGCATCTTCAATAGTGAAATCGGTAATGCCGGTGATTTCGTACACGATCGGTGCAAGCTGCGTCGAAGGACGAAGCGAGTTGAACATGACGAGTGGCGCGAACCGCGAAGCAGAAATAACCTGCCAGTGGTGAAGCCAGTAATTCGTAAACAGTGCTGCCGGGTTCATCATCGAAGTTGTCTCGATACGCTGATCGGCAACAACGAAGAATTCCTTAGACGTGAGCGCTGCCTGGAATCCGGGAATGCCATAGTGTGCCGAAGGGAGCACGAACTTACGGTATCCCACATCCGACTTATCGATATTGAATGCTGCTGCCAGCGCTTCAACATCCATAGCGGCATCTGCCTCAGGAGTGGTAAACAGAATCAGATCATCCGGGTTAATAGCCTGCGGCATGCCAGCCGGGTTATATGCCCGCGAGGGGAACTGAAGCGTAGTACCGAATTCGCGCAGACGACGAAGCGCATACTTAGACTGTTCAGGAGTCGAAGCCTCATCACCAATATCGGCAATCTGAACGTTGAACAGACCGTGCGTTCCGTCAGGGCCAGTTGCGGCCTGATCCATTTCCTTGAACAGGTTTGCCATTGCAAGGAATTCATCGATCTGATCCGACTTCTGCGCCGCACCCATAAGCTGCGAGACAAAAGTGGTAAGACCATTTGCCGTAATGAATGCGTTGCGAAGCTCCGGTTCACGAATGGTCAGCTTGTAACGGTTACGACGATTGACAACGTGATAAGAAGCCTGCACTTCCGGCTTTTTAGCTCCGAAAAGCTCACCTTCAAGCTCGTCACGATCAGCGTCATATTCATCGGCCTCAATAAGACCAACCATGATCTCTTCAATAGTCTCACCCATCTGAAGCATGCCGCGCTTAAGCGGGGCAAGCGGGTTAGACCAAGACCATTCACTGAAAAGTACAAGACCAATACGGTTAACAAGCACATCAACAAACTTGTTCATGTACGGCTTGTACGTCCAGAGAAGCTGGATCACCTCCTGAATATTGGCCTGCGTGGCCTCGGGGATACGGTCCCGGTAGTCAAGTCCCGCATCATTGCGGACGGCGTTAAGCCAGTCCACATTGGTATAATCCTCAATAAGAGGCCGGTCGTCGTTAGGCATGTTTACCTTCCTGTTCTGAAATGTGGGTTACGTTGCCGAACTTTTGGTGTGAAAAGATCGGCGGTTTTAATGGTGCTCGCATCCGGCTTCTCATTCTCATCGCGAGGTTTCGGTTCTGCCGGTGCGCCAGGAATTTGCATAGCAAGATCAAAATTCTTTGCTTTCCACTTCTCAATCTCAGATTCCTTTGCGGCAATCTGTGATGCAAGAGTTTCTTTCTCTGTATCAAGCTGACTGATCTTAGCTTCTCGTGTGCTCACTTCCTGAGTATGAAGCTCATGCAATTTGCGTGCAACTTCAAGAGGATCAAGGCTTTCTTTACCTTCCAACCCACTAATATAATCGTCTACGACGCCCATTAATTCTTCTCCTTATAAACAGAAGCGAGGGGAGGCCACATAGGTGACCTCCCCTCTTAATCGGGCATCCGGTGAGCGGACTCAGTAGGTTGCAAGCCCCATGCTACCACAGACCGGACCCAACCGGTGCATTCTGGATAGACTGTTCCGACCAATCCGACAACCTCAACACGCGATTGTGAAGGGTTGAACTGCCCGATTAGTATTGAAATTGATATTACTTGGAAGGCTTGGCCGGTGCCTCAGCGGTCTCAGCTGCGGGCTTGCGACCCTTGCCGCCCTTGTGCTTCTCGGTCAGGGTATACGTGAGAACCACGATTCCCTCAACAATGTCACGACCCTTGTCGGTCTGGCCGGTGACCTGTCGCTGTGACGTGTCCACCTTACGCAGACGCGCAGTCTTTCCGACAGCGTTTGCGGCCTTACGAATCTGAAGCTCAGTCTTACCCTGATCCTTGGCAGGAACGTCAACTTCAATGGCTGCTTCAGGGTTGTCGGCGTTTTCCTTTGCGAATGCTGCCACGTCTTCCAGGTACGGGTTGACCGGCTCCGGTGCGACGAACTTAGTAACCTTGAATCCCATGATCTTTCCTTTCGTTTGCCCGATTTTAGGCGATTGTGGAAGGGCACATTGTAGTTGCTAGCTACGCTGTAATTTAAGATAGTCGCCGGATTCAGTGCGCCTATCCCCTTGTTGTGATTACAACACTACCCTACACCACACATCGTGTCAACATCAAATCTCAATGGAGTTTCAACTCGAACGGAACATCCTTCAGCACAACCCCACCCGGTACAACCTTTGGGTTGAGTTTGCCATGCAGAACCTTCCCATCCACAAGATCATCAAACGTGAGTGCGGCTGATACTTCGATAGGTAGACCTGCAATACGGTTTTCGTATGTACCGTCAATCTTCTGTTCTAGATAGGCTTTCGCTCGAATGTAGTAGGCGTGTTGGAAAGCATATTCAAATTTCCATGCTCCAAGTTTCGTTGGGTGAACGTCGATAGACTCGGGAACCGTATCTCTAAGCAGATGGAGTGAGTCGGTATCCGCATAAGCGAAAACGTCATAATTCGCTTGTGCTGAACGGATGGTAATATCACGGGCATACGCAGTAATGAAAACACCAGCCGCCGTGTATACAGGAGGCCGCGTTTCGGGATTTCCCCGTACAAGCTTAACGACACCATCTTTAAGTATCGGTATCTTGCTCGTGACATTCGGATTTGAGGCGAACTTACCGTAAAGACTATTAAGGTGTAGCTTTGCAATTTCACGTTTTCCACCTGTCTCTCTAACTTTAACTTCCGTCCATTTATCAATGTACGAATCGAACATGCCATCAACGGCACGAAAACGCCAGCCACCACCATAAGCCAACACGGTTATATCATAATGGTCGTTATACAACGCCCAATCCACATTCGTAACCATTAATGTTGTTGGCTCGGTAATCTCGCGCAAATACTCGGTGCCCAAGAAAAGGTTGCTACCTTTAATCTGAATACATGGAATGTGGTTTGGTTTTAGCTTTGCAGTGAATGTTACGCTAAAGATGATTAGCGGTCGTTCTTTTGTGGGCTCAACCTTTCCGCGAATATATTCGGGAACACCGTAAGGAATTATATGATTCTTCATGACTGACGGGTACAGTGAATTCACGTCTAGAACGACACCGGCGTCTACGATACGCCCACTAAATCTTGGATCAGCATAGGTAAAACCGCCACGGTATGCACGCCTAATTTCCGCGTCCATATCCTGGTGAAGCACCGGAAACATGCGGTTGAAGTATGACATGCCATTAAGTTGCTTGTACTCATTGAGCGCGTCACTAGCAACCGTAAGCTTCTTCATCCCCGAATTGATTACCTCTTTCATCGCACCACCGATGATTGCAACATCACGTCTAAGGTAATCTTCTTCTTCTTCAGTTAGCTCATGACCGGGAGCGCGATACGCCTCATAGTCAATCTCACCCTTGGACATTTCCATATCGAAAGATTTTGCGATTCGGCGAACACCCATAGGTAGCTTTTTGAGCGAATCCCGAAATTCCGTCGTGTGACCGTTTTCCCACCGTACTGTAATACTATAGAACTTTCCCATATCAGAAATAAGACTTTTGAATGTCTTATCTCGATACAGTGTGAGTCCATCAATGTGCTCATACCCATTATTCAATAACCAGTCTAGTAAAAAATGTCCGTCAAACTTCAGGTTATGAAAGTAGCAATTACCGTTCTGCCTTGATACCCGTTCCATGAACGAATCAATATCAAGACCAATTTCCACGTTATCATATTCGGGATTCTGAACCTCCACAAACCCCCATGCCCATACACGACAATCGTTAGGGTCTGTAATAGTCTCAAAATCTGCTACAAAATCCGTGCGAGTTTTCTTAACCCCCGTGACACCAGTTTTCTTAACGCGGACGTTCTCGCGGAATATCGTTGGATGCCCACTCAAGAACTGATCCAAGTTCATTTGCAGCACTTTCAACCACCTTATCTTGCCAGCGCTCTTTTTTAGTGCCCGCTGCCCGTTCCTTCTCAATTCCATATTGCATGAAGATAGATTCAGCAATAGTCGTTCCATACCACATCACGTCAAATTGATAGTCGGAAAGCTCATCAACCTGACGCACGTATTGAGTCTCACCCAAGACAGTAAGAGCCTTCTTCAGATTCTCCCGACCCTCACTGATCTTACGTCCAAGAAAACCACTCGAAACCTTACGCAACATATCGCGCGCAAGAGACTCCAAAGCTTCAGCACTAGGAATATCAGTAGAGTCCCGATCAAACTTGCGATACGGGCCATAAACGGCAGACCCCTGAGAAGTCGGAATCATTGCCTTAGACTGACGCACCGTCAACCCAATAGGAGTCTGCACACTTCCAATGCTGGCCTCATGCCTAGCGCCCGCCGCATTTACTTCAGCTTCCAGCCGCTTATACCGGTTGAATTGTCCGCGCGGCAATGGTGCTCCACCAGTGCCAGCAACATACTGATTGCCACGACTCATGAATGAATTAAGATCAGACAGATACCGTTGAAGCTGTGCTTTCGTGTATCGCTTTTCTACGCCCGCATTACGGCGAGGATCGAACTGTGTTCCGCTGATTTCTGCCCCGGCTTGACGACGTGTTCGAGAGATTTTATTGGTTACTGCTGCGCGCCTTTTTCTTGCCTCATCGCGTAGGCGTGACAGCTCACTCATCGCCAAGTCCAAGAATTACATATCCTGGAAGAATCCCGCCATTATCTCTCAAATTAGGATCGCCTGAAAAGACAAATGTAATCCTCTTAATGATTGTAGGCTTTCTCTTATAACACTTCTCACTGTCACAATCACAAGATGATACATCAACTAAGCTGAGCAAATCATCTTTCTGAAATGCTCTATCATTTCTCCTAATTTCAAATGTTTTATGCCCTGATTCAACGGCCGAAAAATAGGGTTCAGGAAGCTTTAGTTTATGATTCATTATGCAGGCTCCAATGCCCCATTAGCGCTAGCGTGAATATCCGCCCACACAACCGCATTATCAAACGAATATTCAATTTTAATGAAAGCGCGATCCGGTGTAGTCACCTTCCATGCAATAATTTCTACTTCATCTTTACGGCGAACCGGTTCAATCTTATATTTGTTATAGCCATAGCCCCCACAATCAAAGCATGTAATAGTTTTCTCATATCTTAGCCAATCTCTATAAGTCAAATAACCGTTACCCTTACAAGCTTCACAAATAACCTGACGCACAACAACCTCCACAAAAGACCACGAAAGGCGGCACCCAAAACAGGATGCCGCCTCTCGAATATTAACTTAGAACTTCAGCGTCAGATAACGGAAACCGTTACGACCGCGCTCCTCAGCAACGCCCACAACCAGCGGCTCATCCCACTGATCCGGCGTACCCAGAACACCGAAAGCCTGCTTCAGCGACTGTGCAATACCCTTTGACGTGGCGTTAAACGCCTCGCCCTCATTGGTGATAAGAGTGATGCGGACTGCATCCTCCACAGCACCAGTCGACTCGTTAGCAATCTCAACAGACTGCATAACAACATCGACAATGGAGATTTCACTACCGGCCTTCTCCACCAGCGGAGTGCTGTTATTGATTGCCTTAAGCATCGCCATCTTGTCAGCGCGCGTCGTGGTCTGAAGGGAAGTGTAGAATCCCTGGCTCGAACCAATGCCCGCGATAGTGCTGTCAGCGCTGCTCTGGGTTGCAACTTCATTCGACATATGTTTTCCTTTGTTTGCCCGATTATACGGATTGTTATTGAAGGTGTGGGCCACAGCGCACATATCGCCGGGGAGGACCGTTACGCTTGCCCACTCTCATTTCTGCACTGTTGGTTATGGTCCCGAGGTATGCCGTCCCGATGTTAAAACCAGTTCCCAAACCAGCCATTAATTTGAGCAATAGTCACATTCGATCAGCGGACTAACTGACAGGCGCTACTTTACTAACTGACTGTTTCACATTAAACATGAGAGGCGACCTCTGGAAGTACCTGTTTATTAAGTTATAGTATTAACCCGCGAACGGGCATAAGAGGCGTTTAACGTCCGCAAATGACGATTAAATTATTGCTAGGAAGCTTCCAAACCTGCACCTAGACTCTCAGCACGTAACTGCCTGCACCCCAAACATTTACTTATTTGACAGAAGCTAATAAGCATTAAATCAAAGGTTACTATTATTCTAAGCCTCATCCGGCCCGATATCTGTGGTTTTCGATTTAGTTATTACTACCTGCCCTGTAACACCAACTCTAGCACGAGCACCCTACACTGTGCAACACCATAAGTCCACAGCATTCTTTGTAGGATTCCTACAATCAACTATTGGAAACGTGTATTATTGTGGATGACTATTATTGAAGGGTTCTATTATTGAGGTTTTCAACTGTTGATTGTGTCAATCATTGTAACAGTCAATAGTTGGAAACTTCAACTATGTACAGGATACATCATTGACTAACTCAACAATTCTGCGGGGGCCTCTACCC